TCAGTCGTCCAGTTGCGACAGGTCGCGCACCGCGCCCTTGTCCGCCGACATGACCAACTTGGCGTACGCCTTGAGTGCGGCCGATACCTTGCGCGGACGCGGCTGCGCGGGCTTCCAGCCCTTGGCGTTCTGCTCTTCGCGGCGTCGTGCGAGTTCTTCGTCCGACACCAGCACGTTGATCGTGCGGTTGGGGATGTCGATGCGGATCTTGTCGCCGTTGCGCACCAGGCCGATCGCGCCGCCCGCAGCCGCTTCCGGCGAGCAGTGACCGATCGACAGCCCCGACGTACCACCCGAGAAGCGGCCGTCCGTCAGCAGCGCACAGGCTTTGCCCAGGCCCTTAGATTTGATGTAGCTGGTCGGGTACAGCATTTCCTGCATGCCGGGGCCGCCCTTCGGGCCTTCGTAGCGCACGACCACCACGTCGCCGGCTTTGACCTTGTCGGCCAGGATGTTCGCGACCGCTTCGTCCTGCGATTCCGTCACGTGGGCCGTGCCTTCGAACACGAGGATGCTTTCATCCACGCCGGCGGTCTTCACCACGCAGCCGTCCAGCGCGATGTTGCCCCTCAGCACGGCCAGGCCGCCTTCCTTCGAGAACGCATGCTCGTTCGAGCGGATGCAGCCCTCGGCGCGGTCCAGGTCCAGGCTCGGCCAGCGCGTGTTCTGGCTGAACGCGACCTGCGTCGGGATACCCGCCGGGCCGGCACGGTAGAAGGTCTGCACGGCTTCATCCGACGTGCGGACGATGTCCCACTGGTCCAGCGCGTCCTTCAACGTGGGCGCGTGCACGGTGGGTGCGTCGGTGTGCAGCTTGCCGGCGCGGTCCAGCTCACCCAGGATGGCCATGATGCCGCCGGCGCGGTGCACGTCTTCGATGTGGTACTTGTTCGTGTTCGGCGCGACCTTGCACAGCTGCGGCACGACGCGCGAAAGGCGGTCGATGTCCGCCATCGTGAAGTCGATCTCCGCTTCCTGAGCGATGGCCAGCAGGTGCAGGATCGTGTTGGTCGAGCCGCCCATCGCGATGTCGAGCGTCATGGCGTTCTCAAATGCCTTGAAGCCGACCGAGCGCGGCAGCACGCGCTCGTCTTCCTGCTCGTAGTATTGGCGGGCGAGTTCAACGATGCGGCGGCCGGCGCGCTTGAAGAGCTGCTCGCGGTCTGCGTGCGTGGCGACCACGGTGCCGTTGCCCGGCAGCGACAGGCCTAGCGCTTCGGTCAGGCAGTTCATCGAGTTGGCCGTGAACATGCCCGAGCACGAACCGCAGGTCGGGCACGCCGAGCGCTCGACTTCCGCCACTTCCTCGTCGGAATACTTGCTGTCGGCCGCGATCACCATCGCGTCGATCAGATCCAGCTTCTTGATTTCGATGGCTTTGGTGACGGGGTTGGCGAGGCGCGTCTTGCCCGCCTCCATCGGGCCGCCCGAGACGAAGATCACCGGAATGTTCAGGCGCATGGCGGCCATCAGCATGCCCGGGGTGATCTTGTCGCAGTTGGAGATGCAGACCATGGCATCGGCGCAGTGCGCGTTGACCATGTATTCAACCGAGTCGGCAATGATGTCGCGGCTGGGCAGCGAATACAGCATGCCGTCGTGGCCCATGGCGATGCCGTCGTCCACGGCGATTGTGTTGAATTCCTTGGCAACCCCGCCCGCGGCTTCGATTTCACGCGCGACGAGCTGCCCCAGGTCTTTCAGGTGCACGTGGCCGGGAACAAACTGGGTGAACGAATTGACCACCGCGATGATGGGCTTCTGGAAGTCTTCGTCTTTCATGCCGGTGGCGCGCCAGAGCGAGCGTGCCCCCGCCATGTTGCGGCCGGCGGTGGAGGTTTTGGAACGGTATGCGGGCATTTTGGGTGCTGAAGAGTGTCGATGGTGGGGCGGGCCACGCGGATAAAGGCCCTCGCGCGCCCGTGCGATCAACCTCTTGAGCCGCGCCCGGGGCAAAACCGCCATTATCCCACGCCGCGCGGGGCGTGTTGCCGGCTGCCGTTGCGTTGCCGGGCGTCCAATGAAAAAGCCGCTTCTGCGTGACAGAAGCGGCTTGAATTCTGGTGCCCGAGGCCGGGATCGAAAATGGCTTAACGGAGCCATTCCAAGCCTCGGGTGGGGAATTTATGCGGAGGCTGCGGCGCGGATCATGTCGATCTGCTCGATGGGGATCAGGCCGCACCCGTTTAGTTTGAGCTTGCCGGCGTGCACCAGCTTGCTTACGGTCTGGCGGGTGAGTCCGAGCATTTCGCCGGCTTGCGTCATCGTAACGTGCGTCGGGCGCGGGTGCGTCTCGGCGAAGAGCCGCACCGCGCGCATAGCAATGTCCAGTTCGTTAGTTTGCATGTGGTGCTCCCAGTGCTGCCGCGTCGTCTCAATGACGCGTTGTGCTTCGTCTTTCATCCAATTATTCCCGCCGAGCGCCCCAGGTATAAATGCCGTCGGCGCTCCTCTCCAACATCCTCGTCAGTGCTGCTTGTTTCATCAGTAAAGCCAGTGGTCTTGCATCTTGGAGATGAACTCTTCGATGGCTGCGGCTACATCATCGAATGCAGCCTCTTGGAAATAGGTATGCAGCAGCGCTTGAAGCTCACCCTTGGCGCGCTCCCAAGCCTGAAACCTGAGCGCTAGCAATAATCGCTCGTCAGTTGTGCTCATCATCCCTCCCCGTCATCGCGGGCGGTTGTGCGCGGGTATTCCAGCGCTCTACGGCATATGGCCGATCTTTTGCTGCTGGGCCTTCTGCACCGCATCCATCGCAGAACACGAAATGCGACTCGTGTCCATTGCTGGCTTCGATCAGGTTTATCGTGCAGCCGCAGAAAGGGCACGGTAGTAGATCATTCATTCCTCGCCTCCGGCGTTGCGGGCGGTTGTGCGCTGATGACCTGACCCGCTATCACCGGCTCACCCATGAACGTTGGCGGCGGCGGATTCACCTTGTCCCACTCGGCTTTGTATTCTTCGAGCAGCGCACAGGCGTTGTCGAAATTGCCGTCGGCGTCCCAGGTCATGCATTCCAGCATGAAGGCCAGCTTGCCCGCGTAGTGCGAGTCGATAGCGACGGCGCGCTGGCACATCATTCCGCAATTGCACTCGTGACCGCATTTCGGGTACATCGCATCGAATCGGCTCATTTCGAACTCCGCTGATTTTGCTTCTTAGCCGCCCGACGCATGGCGCGATTGCCTTTTTCCATGTCGCTCACGCGGATCAACGGCGTCGTCTTGGGCAGTTCCAGTTTGAGTTTGGCGGGCAATGCGCCTCGCGCCACTGCTGTCGTGTTCTTGCTCACTTGCTCTCTCCAAGGGCTGCGGCTGCGCGGCTGTCGAATAGGTCGCCAATGGCTTTGCGGTCGCGCCGCGTGCGTTGTGCGTTCTCCGCGTGGTGTTTGGCGTCGTACCGGAGGTGGCATCGCTGGCACCAAGCGCGCAGGTTGGCCGGGTCGCAGTTCTCCGGCGTGTGGTCAAGGTGTGCGATGGTCAGCACGATCTTGACGCCGTCCTGATTGCACTCGTAGTCAGACATGCGCCACTGGCCCAAGTACTTGCCGGTGTTGGCGTCGAACACCTTGGCCTCGTTAGTCATGTACGTGTCCACGTCTTTTCCAATGCCGCGCGCGATGATGTCGCCATTCTTGGCAAAGCACTGTTCGCAGCGATTGCCAGCACGCGCCAGAATTGATGCGCGAATCTCTTTCCAGTTGGCCGGATAGCGACCGCGATTCTCAGGCTTGATCGGCATCGCTCCGCTCCTGCTGCTGCGTGACTGATGTACTTCCGGGCAGCCTCACTCCCATTGCACGCAGCCTGTCACGGGTACGCTGAACCTTCCTGACGGCGTTTTTGTACTCGTCCAAAAGGCCGACGATCTCGCAATCGATGCAGGGCTCTGTGAATAGCCGTCCGTGACCGCAGCCCTTGAGCGCTCTCACGTAGGGATGGTTTGGGTCGTTCTCGCGCGGCTTCATTGGCCCTCCTGCTGCTGCGTGGGGGCGGCGAGCATGGCAGCAATGCTGCGCACCTTCGCTCGGAAGTCGTCTTTCCCTTGTGCGGGCATGTGTTCCCACGGGTAATCGAAATCCTCCGCCAGCTTCTTGGCGGCGGCTTCAATCACATCCTCCGCCACGCCCGCCCGCTGGCCGGACTGGGCGGCGAGTGCGCGAAGCAATTCGACTGTTCGATTCGTGTCCTCTGGAAGTAGCGGCACCCAACCTTCCGCAAATGCATCTGCAAATCGCGCCGCATCTCGCTTAATGCGCTCATCCGCCCCCGGCTCGGCCTGCGGTGAGCACGGAACATGCACCACAAATCGCGGCTTATCCATGCCGCTCAGTTGGAGCGGTAGCGTGTAAACGTCGCCACCTTCCACGTTGACATGGATTTCTTCACCAGCCCTTGGCGACTGGTCGTGATAAAGCCGGTACAGGCGCGCATGTGCCTCAATCCAGGAATCGCGGTCAGCAATAAGTTCGCCAATCTTTTGCGCTTGTCGCTTAATTACGCTCTCCGGCTCGGCCTGCTGCTGGGCGGCTTTGCCGACACCAATCTTTTCGCACTCACTTTCGATGTGCGCACGGGCTTCCGATGCGGCTTTTTCAAGTGCGTCATATCGCATCGGCTCGATTTTGCTCGGCTCGGCCACAGTCGCGGCGCTGGCGCCGGAGCGGGATAGGATGAACTTCGCCACGTCTAGGGCGCAGGAATGAACCGCATAGATTCCGCCTTGCGGTCCGACCCACGGCTGCATCGCCTGCGCGATTTCATCCTGCAATTCGCTCAACCCCTGCGCTGCCGGGAGGGAGGGGTGGAGAAACAGGGGGAATTCGTCAGGCTCCGCTACGTGGCCGCTTTCACGCCAATAGACCCAAGCGTCCGCAGTCCATTCTTCGATTTGCTCAAGCTGCTCTTTGGTGATCCACGCAACGGGAGCCGCATCATCCTGCGCGCGCAGCGCAGCAAGCAGCGCCGTACGGTACTGCCCCATGCTCTGAAACGACGCCGCATAGCCGTCATCGGCGATCAGCGCTCGAATGTCTGTCGTCATTGCTGTCGTCTGCTTCTCGTCCATGTCTTCCCCTCAGAACCAGGCGGCCTCGGCGCGGCGCGGCTTCCACTCGCGCTGCCATTTCTCGTGCTTGCGCTCGGCCTCTTTGCGCGCGGCGGCTTCGACGTCTTCAGCCTCCTTTGCCGTGGCCTTGGCCTGCAAGTCGCGGTAGTCGTCGATACACGCATCTTCGCCAGCGCCGAGCACATAGGACGGGACAATCTGGCGGCGCATCAACTTGAAGCAGCCGATGTGCACCGAACCTTCCTCGCGCAGCAGCGTCAGAATTGCGCGCAGCGATGTGTCCAATGCAACGGTTTTCTTGCGCAATTCGTGGAAGGCCAAGCCCGCGCTTCCAGCTTCTTTCAGCGCCGCAACAACGCGCTCGTGAGTGCGCCGCCGCTTGGCGGCATTGCTGGCCATCAGGCCAGACACGTCGGAGTCTTTTCCCTTTCCCATGGTCAGAACGATGCCGCCAGGCGCGCGCCGGCCGCTTTCAGGTCAACGGTCATCAGCCATTCGATGGCCTTCGATTCGTGTACGCGGAAGTGCAGGGCGACGGCGTCGATGATTTGGTCGTCGGTGGGGCGGTCCTGCGCTGCGCGTGGCTTGGAGAACAGCGGCGTCACGGATGGCGCCGGCGCGGCCACAGGCGACTGAGATCCGGTCACGGTCGATTCGACAGAAGACTCGGCCTGGGACTGCGCGACTGCTTCCTGTGCCGCACGGTTTGCGCGTTCCTGCTGCTCACGCACGTGCGCCTCAATGCGGCTCGTCAGCGTCAGTCGGAAGTCGTCCATCGGCTTCTGGATCAGCTGCTGCAGATCGCTGAACAGGAAGTGATGGTCTGCATGCTCCTGGTACACCGCCAGCTTGGCACGCACCTCCTTGGCGGTCGCGTCGGCGGCGATCTTCGCGTTGGCGAGGCACGTGCTGACGGCGTCCTGCAGCGTGGCGATCGTGCGCTTGTTCTTGCCGGCGCCGGCGAAGTCGGGTGATGGGAGCCAGTTCAGTGTGACGACGCGCAGCTCTGCGTTGATGTCCGCCAGGTGCTGGCTGTATGCGTCGCGCGCCTTGTTGAACACGTCTGCCTTGATCTCTTCCTTGCGGCGCTTCACCAGCTTGTCGAGATCGAGCCGGGTGGCGCGCAGCAGATTACTCACGTGGTCGATCGTGCGCATCAATTCGTCGATGCTGGACGTCTGGGCCAGCGCAGCATCGCGCGCAGCGACCAGCTTCTTCTCGGCCTCTTCGCAGAACTTGACCGTCGCTTCGGCGTTGGCGAAGTCCTCATCGGTCGATGGTTCGCGGTTGATCGAGGCGATGAAGCGCTCAGCGGCTTCTCGGTACATCGGCAGGTTGGTAGCAACCACTTCGCCGCGGATCTGTACCGACAAGGTCGGAAGCGCCATGATCGGTGCCGGCTCGGGCTTCTCGATGATCTCGGCCGGCGTGTAGGCGTCGAGATCCTTCTGGAACTGGGCCCAGCCTGCGCGGATGCGCTCGAACCATGCTTGATCGGGCAGCACGTCGACAAACACCATGCGGTCACGGGTGCCGTCCGACACAACAAAGCGCACACGCTGTGCGCCCGTCACCAGCAGGATTTGCTGGCACTGCGGCATGTGGGTGTCCGGCACGATGCCGGCCTCGACCATGGCGGCCAGTTCGACGTTCCATTGCTTGTGCTCGAATGCCGTGTCGCCGCCCATCGTCAGGCCGTCGCATGAGGCAGACAGAACGCCGTCGGAGCACGTCACGGGATACAGGTCGTCGCCGATGTCTTCCTCGACGAGCGGGCGCGCCAGCGCTTCCACAGCGTGGCCGTGGTCGAGGATGTTCTCCTGAACCCAGTCGCTGAACACCTTGGCGACCCCCGTGTGCTTCATGTGCAGCAGCTCGGTGCGCTTGACTTTGTCGGACAGGCCGAGCATGGCGGCCGCTTCGCTGGCGCCGAAGTGCGTCAGGCGGAACTGCTCCCATTCGGGGGTGCCCTGAACAAGGTTGTGGATCTGCATGTTATTGGCCCTCCGGCTTTGCGACCCACGACGCGATTTCCATCTTCTGTTCGTCGTTCAGGGTTTCGCGGGTTTCGATCATGGCGATCAGTTCGTTCGGCGTTTTTGCGCCGCTCTCGATTTGCTTCTGCCAGCCTGCCTTCTTCTTTTCGAAGGATTCGGGCTTGCATGCCGGACGCTGTTTGCCATCGGCGCCCGCGCCGTCGCCGCCTCCGGCTTGCTCGGCCTTGTTGTCCATGACGCTCTTCCAGGTGGCCTCGCCGTCTTTGATCGCGCCGTAGATGCCGCGCAGGTCGACCAGCTCGGGCGGCGAGCACGTGTCGAGCGGGTGGCCAAGATAGGCTGTCAGTTCGGCGGCCTTGACGCCGATTTCTGCGAATGCATCGGCAATGCGCTTGCGCTCGGCGCCAGGATCGCGCGCGGCTTCGTCCATGCGCACTGCCTTGATGATTTCCTCGGCCTCGTCCTGCAGGTCGCCAGGCACGATGCGCAAGCCAAGCGTGCGAATCGCCTTGCTGATCTGCGCCGCGCGCTTGTTCAGCAGGTCATCGTCGTTGGCCGGCACGGTGTAGGTCATCTTGCCGTAGCTGTTTTTGCGTACGGAGATGTACGAGCCGTCATCCATCGGCTTGGCACGCTCGACGGTCTTGGAGACGCGCACGTCCAGCGGATAGGTGACGTTCGATTCCAGATCGGTCACGCTGACGCGGTGGATTTCCTTGCTCTCGTCCTCAAAGATCATCGACGTCTCGACGAGCACGTTCTTCATGCAGCGCAACGCCACCTCGACGAAGCGGATGCCCAGACCTTCGACGCCGTTGCCGATCGGCTTGCGGTAGTAGGCGCTCTTGTTGTGCGCGAAGGACGGCCGGCGGCACTCGGCAAGCAGGTCTTGACGGACCTGGTCCCAGTTGCGGGGCCGCTGCATCGCCATCACGTAGCGCGCCTCGACCATCGCCTTGGCCTGCGCGGCAACGGCGGTCGACGTCGTTTCGACGACTGCGGTGGTAGTGGTTTGCGCGCCGAACTCGCTGCGCGTGGCAATAGCAGTGCTCACAGTGTTCTCCGTTGAATTTGGTCGTGCGGCGCTCAGGCGGCCGGCGTCTTCTCGATTTGCTTGAAGGGGTACTTCTGGTCGAACGGCTTGATGAACGCGCCGAAATGGCGGCCGATCGATTCGGCTTTCTTGAACGCCTGGAAGTCCTCTGCCGAGAAGTTCTCGTAGTGGTAGAGGCTGGTGACCTCGCCCTTCCAGTTCTTGAAGCGGATCGCGAGCGTGTTCGTTGCGGCGTCGTGGCCGATGGCGTGGATCTGCTTCGACTCCACGGTCTGCATGTCGATGGTCTTGGTCATGGTTTGCTCCTCGTTGTTATCGAATCAGGGCGCCCGCAGCGCACGCGACGGCGAAAGTCATCACGACGCCAGCGCCGATGCCGGTTGCGATTGCTGCGGCCCACTTCTTCCATGCTGGCGGCTCGTACAGCTTTGAGCCCGGCCCGAATGCCTCGGACAGCGAACGGTATTCGTGGTAGTCGACGATCTCGGGGCAGGGAACGCGCATCACAGCCCCCATTGCGATGGGATGAAGTACGCAGCAGTCGCGGCGGCGATCAGCAGCAGGACAGCGGCGTTCAGGCGTCGGTTGTTGCGGGCCCTGCGCGCGAACTGGTTCTCGCGCTCTGCCGCGCGCATGGCGGCTTCGTTGTCGGTCAGGTGCATGATTCAAAGGCTCCAGGTCTTTCCGCCAAGGGCGAACCACAGGGCGCGAATCCAACCCTCACCGTCAACTGCGGGCTGGGTTCCGGTGATCCAAACCAGGGCCAGCGCAGCAACGGCAATTGCGATCCACTGGAGGCGGGATGAGTTCATGGTCAGGCTCCTTGGTGGTCAGGCGCGATGAACGGCCTGCATCACCTTGCGGCGATCGATTTCTGCCGTGAGCTTCTGCAACGCAGCGTCGCGCTTCTCTGCGGGCAGCATCAAGAACAGTTCAATTGCGCACGCGACCATCGGGCCGTCAAAATTGGCCGTCATGTTTTCGGTGTTCACCTTGATCCAGGCGTAGTTCTCTTTGCGCTTAGCCATGTCTACTTCTCCTCGTTGTCAGTGGTGGGTTAGGCGGCTCGCGCAGCTTCTTCCTCAGCCATGCGCTTCATATCCGCGAGCGCCGCGTCGTTGTCGCAGTAGAAGTTCGGAATGGGCTCAGTCTTGAAGCGCTCCGGGTCAGATTTGAGGTAGATCGCCAGTGCTGCGCCGGCGGTGCCGATCTTCGATTCGAGTTCCTTGCCGGCTTCACCTGCGATCGTCACCACCCAGCCGGCGCGGCAGTGCGCCGTGCCACACAAGTTGTGCCAGACGCCCATATCCAGCGCATCGGGCTGCGACGCGGCGGCATATACCTTCTGGTGGATGTTTTCAATGACGGGCGCGTCGCTCAGGTCCGCGCCGCTCAGGTACGCGCCGCTCAGGTCCGCGCCGCTCAGGTCCGCGTCGCTCAGGTACGCGTCGCTCAGGTACGCGCCGCGCAGGTACGCGTCGCTCAGGTACGCGCCGCTCAGGTCCGCGCCGCTCAGGTACGCGCCGCTCAGGTCCGCGCCGCTCAGGTCCGCGCCGCTCAGGTCCGCGCCGCGCAGGTACGCGCCGCTCAGGTACGCGTCGCTCAGGTACGCGCCGCTCAGGTCCGCGCCGCTCAGGTACGCGCCGCTCAGGTCCGCGCCGCTCAGGTACGCGCCGCTCAGGTACGCGCCGCGCAGGTACGCGTCGCTCAGGTACGCGCCGCTCAGGTACGCGCCGCTCAGGTCCGCGCCGCTCAGGTCCGCGCCGCTCAGGTCCGCGCCGCTCAGGTACGCGCCGCCCTTGACGGCTTGCTCCACTGCCTTCATCAGCGATTCAGCGTCGCACTCGAACAGCACGGCACCGGTGAAGCGGTTTTTGATCTCGAACTTCATGTCATCCCTCAGTGTCAGTGGTGGGTTAGAGCGCGTTGCGGGCCTTGCGCCGGACTTCGGCGGCTTTCTCTCGCTGATCTCGTTTTGTCTCGTGCTCTCGGCGGTCGAAAGCATCGAGCACCATGTCTCGGTATTTCCGTTGTTCGACGCTCTTGCGCGCTACCTTCATATCGATGATCTTTTTCATGGCATGTCAGGAGAAGATTTCGGTACGCTTCGCGTTGGCCGCTGCTCGCTCTACAGCACAGAAATCAGCGAACGGTTTGCCCACAAGGCGCAGCTTGTGAGCTTCCAACATGCGAGCAGTCAACTTGATGCACTCACGCGTTGCTTGATATGCCCGCTCCAAGGCCATAACTCGATCTGCCTCGCGCGCTGCGATCTCGTTCTTCGCTTGAATGAACGTGCGCCCGGTGTGCTTCGTTACGCAGGTGGACCCGTAGTGCAGGATTTCGCCGTCCACTTCCACCACGAACGTGAACTTCAAGTTTGACTTGCCGCAGCAGTCGCAGGTATTCACTGCATCATCCGTCGCGAGAATCTTGCCCATCGTCATCCCCTATCAGTACCGGCGGCGCTGGGCGCGCTCTTCTTCCAGTTCGTCCATGAACGTCTCGATCTCATCGCTCCCGCGCGTCGCCCACACAGCGACACCGGCGAAGATGGCGAGGATCGCGACGAAGCCAAACAGCACGACGACAATGCGGGTCTCTTCGTAGGTCATGATTCAGGCGGCGTAGGGGATGGACATACCGAGTGAGCGCTCGAGCCGGCCGCGCGATTCCTCTTCGGCGATCAGCGCGTCGGCGGCTTTCTCTTCCTCGGCGACGGCGTTGCGGATGTCCAGCAGGAACCGCTGCACCAGCTCACGGCCCAGCGAGGCCATGGCCGAGTCACCAAGGTCACCGCGCAGCAGAGCGTTCGCGATGGGCGCCATGTAGGCGTGCGTGTCGTCCAGACCTTGGTCCGCGCAGTACATGCCGTCGGCCACAAGGGCTTGGCACACCAGGCGTTCCGTGGGGGTGACTGCGTTGACCATCGCTCATCTCCATCTGTTGGCACCGTGTGGTGCGTCGATGGATGAATATTAGTCCGACTGATTCTTCAGGTCAATAGTCGGACTAATATTTATTTGTAACAGCCGAGGCATTCCAACTGACGTGACCGTAAAAAAGCCCGCTCGATGGCGGGCTACTGGCCGAATGGAAGAATGCCTACCGCGCAGAAGGGTTCAGTATCCAGCCGCCGCTCTGAATGGCTCGCAAGCATCGACGCACATCATCGTCAGACGCGATCCTAGAGGCAGGGCACGAAGTGCGCACGAATCGAGCGCATTGCGCCCAGCTCAGGTAGTCCGTGGAAGCCCTGAAGCCAACCGTATTCTGGCAAGCCGCCCAGAATTCGATTCGGATCTCAGGATCCCCGCGAAGGCGGGATAGCTCCTCGAAGCCACGGTGGTTGTCCTTCTTGCAAGCCTCGCCAACCTTCTTATTGCCAGCCGAGAAAGCCAAGTCATCGCAACGACTGTCGGCAAGCTCGAGGGCTTTTGGGTGCGGCATTGGTAGCAGATCGCTATTTTGCGCGACTGCAGCTCCGGCAAATGCCAGAAGGAGTGATGCGAGAAAGCGATTCATATAGTTAGAAGTCCCCCATTCCGGACCGGTATTTCACCCTGCCGACGATGTCTATGTGCTCGAGTTGGTCAGGTTGAACAACCAGCGACTTGTACTTCGGATTGTCGCTGACGATGTCTATCGAGCCGTCAGGCAGCTTGAACAGGCGCTTCACCAGCATCTCCCCGGCATAGACGATGGCAAACACTCCCCCGCTAGCGGGAATACGCCGATCAGCCCTGTCCACTACCACCGTGTCATCGTCGAACAGGCGTGGCTCCATGCTGTCTCCGCGCACTTTTACCGCCACCAGATTCTTTGGGCTTGCATCAAGGCGTCGAATGTAGTCGGCTTGAAAGGGCAGAGGCTCTTTTTCTTCGATGTGCCAAGTCTCGCGTCCATTTCCAGCCGAGAGAGCCACGTCCACATGGGTGATCAACACAGTTGTCTCGGGTGGCAGTTCTTCCAAGGTGTTGTAGACCGCAATTGGCCGGGCAGGGAAGCCTTTGCTCTCCGCTATGGCGCGCAACTCGGATTCGTCCAGCTTATGAATGGCTGCGCGCATCTGCTCCTTCGCCAATTCCTCTGTGCCCTCTGGTGTATTGAGTTGTTTGAGTTGCAGCGGCTTAGAGATGACCTTCATCTCGGCGGCAAGCGAAGGACTGATGTCTGCCGGTTCACAACCGAGCAATGAGCAAAACTTGGCGAGGGTCTTCACGTTGAGGGGGATGCGGCCTTGCAGGTACTGGCTTAGAGCGCTCTGGCCAAACTCAAGCCGTGAAGCCGCCTCCGCTTGTGAAGACGGAAGCTTCCGATCTTTCTGATCCTGTTGCCATGCCTTGAAGCGCGCATGCAAGCGCTCGGCATCGGCCTTCTGTTCTGGGGTTAGGGGCTGGGCTGGCATGCGCGAAAGATATTAGTAATAGCGATGTCGCGCAAACAGTCCAACTGTTGACTTTGACTAGCAGTCGGACTAATATGCCGTGCATGAACGGACTGATTGAACTTCGCAAGCGCCTGCGCCTGTCGCAGGCCGAACTGGGGGCCGGTATCGGGCTGGGCCAGTCGGCCATCTCGCAATGTGAGCGGGGCGGTTGCCTCCTGTCGCCCGAGTCGGCCAAGAGGTTGATCGAGTTCGCAAGGGCTCGTGGTGTCACTACGAGTCTGGACGAGATCTACAGCGATGACGGTCCCTCCAACCCGAGAGGGAAGGGTTAGGCGCCCGAGGTTCAAAGGGTTCTCCATGCGGAGAACTCTATTTTTTTGCCGGTTTGGTGTCTCTACAAAGCAGTACAAAAAAATTGGAGAGGGTGGGAATGTCCCAAGATGCGCTGTTCTACGAGTCGATTAACGACGCGCTCGATGCGGTCGTCAAAGCCTGTGGCGGCGCCAAGGTGGTGGCCACGAAACTGTGGCCGGAGAAGACGCCCGACGCCGCGCACCGGCTGCTGCTGGCGTGCCTCAACGAATCTCGCGTTGAGAAGCTCTCTCCGGAGCAAACCCTCTTCCTCCTGAAACTTGGCCGTGAGCGCAACTGCCACGCGGCCATGAATTACCTCGCGCGCGACTGCGGCTATGCCGATCCGATGCCGATCGAGCCGGAGGACGAGCGTGCGCGCCTGCAACGCGAGTTCATCGAAGCCCAAAAGGCAATGCAAGCACTTGCCGGCCGAATGGAGCGGGCAGGGCTGATTCGTTCTGTGGCTTAACCGAGGGGTAGCCATGACACTGACCAACGTCACCGAAACATCCATCGACGCCTACCACTCGCGCAGCCGCCGCACCATCGGCCAAGCGCAGTGCGACCGCATCGTCGAATACGTCGAGCGCGCCGGCACGGCGACCATCGCCGAGATCGCGCAGGCGCTGCACATCGAGAAGTCGAGCGTGTCCGGCCGCCGCAATGAGCTGATTGCGGCGGGGCGCTTGGTGCTGGCTGGCGAGCGCAAGTGCAGCGTCACGAATCGCACTGTGCAGTCGGTGAAACTGCCAGCGCGGCAAGGGGCCTTGTTCCAATGAGCGCTCAACATCAACCCGCCGACGGCAGCCGCCAGCTTTTGGATGAGCTGCTACACCGCATGACCGTTGCCTAGTCGATCGAGGTGCGCGTGCAGCTCTGCGCTGAAGCCAAGCGCGAACTCGACAAGATCATTTCCGCCGCAGGGGGCTCGCAGTAATGGCTGGCAACTGGATCAAGTTCGAGGTCGACACGCCGGAGAAGCCGGAGGTGTTGGCTTTGACCGTCGCGATGGGCTGGGACGATCCTGATTTGACCGTTGGCAAGCTGCTGCGTGTCTGGCGCTGGTTCGATCAGCATACGCTTGAAGGTAACGCTCCCGGCGTTAGCGCCGCGTTACTGGATCGCATCGCAGGCGTTACCGGATTCTCAACAGAGATGGCCAAAGTGGGCTGGCTGATCGTTTCCGACGATGGAATTTCGCTTCCGAACTTCGATCGGCACAACGGCGAGACCGCAAAAAGCCGTGCTTTGACGGCAAAGCGCGTCGCGAAGCACAAGGCTAACTCGAAAGGTAACGATGCTGGTAACGCTGACAGCGTTACTTCGCCGTTACCTAAAGAAGATAAGAATAAAGAAGAAGTAAACAATCCCCCCAACCCCCCATCGCCTACCGGCGACGAGGGGGCTGAGACCAAAGCCGAGAAAAAACCCAAGCGGGAACGTAAGCCGCGCACCGCACTGAAGACCTTCCTCGCTGCCTGCAGGGCAAACGGGGTGAAGCCAGTGACGACGTATGCGCCGCTCATGGAGTACGTGGAAGGTGTTGGCCTGCCGGCCGACTTTCTCGAGCTGGCGTGGGATGTGTTCTGCCATGAGCACATGGACGGTGGCGCAAATGCTGCACGGTTGCAAGCCGACTGGCAGCGCCATTTCGCGAACTACGTCACCAAGGGCTACTACCGCCTTTGGGTCTGCAAGCCCGACGGGACTTTTGAACTCACCAGCACCGGCCAGCAGGCCCGGCGCTTCCACAAGCAGGAGGCGGCATGACCGCGCGCGACGACTTTGCGGTGCCGCAGAGCATCGAGGCCGAGCAGTCGATTCTCGGCGCGCTGATGCTCGACAACGACGCCATCGACCGCATTGACGGGCTGGCGCGCGAGCACTTCTACCGCGCTGACCACGCCGCGATATTCGGAGTGATCTGCGAACTCATCACGGCCGGGCAGCCTGCCGACATGGTGACGGTCTACGAGCGCTTTGCGGCGAAGGGTGATGCCGAGCACATCGGCGGCCTGGCCTACCTGAGCGCGCTGACGCAGGCGACGCCCAGCTCGGCAAACGTCGGACGGTATGCGGCCGTGGTGCGGGACAAAGCCGTCAAGCGCCAGCTCTTGAACCTTGCTGCAGACGTCCCCGAAATGGTGGTCGGCTCGGACGAGGCTCGCATCGTGGTCGACCGCATCCAGTCGAAGCTGGAAGCTCTGGCGCAGGAGCGCGTGAAGAGCGAGCCCGTGCGCGCGAGCGACGATCTAGGCAACTACTTCGACCAGTTGCAGGAAGAGGCCGAGGGGAAGGTGAAGGCCATCCCGACCGGCTTCCAAGACCTGGATGCGAAGCTGGGCGGCGGGATGCGCGGCGGCGAATTGCTGATCGTGGCCGGGCGCCCAGCGATGGGCAAGACCGCCTTTGTGCTGAACATCTGCAACAACGTGGCGCGCGACTACTCGGCGCTGGTGCTATCGATGGAAATGCCGAAGGCGCAGCTTCACCAGCGGAACATCGCCATGCTCGGCAGGGTGCCGCTCCGACGCCTACGCCTGCCGGAGCAGATGACCAACGAGGACTGGAACGCGCTCACGGCGGCCACAGCGAAAATCTCCGACATGAACCTCTACCTGGACGATCAGCCGGCGCTGACGCTGCTGGAGGTGCGCAGCAAGGCCCGGATCGTCAAGCGCAAGCACGGCCTGAATCTGCTGGTGATCGATTACCTAGGCCTGATGACCGGCGGCCCGAGCGAGAACCGCAATCAGGAGGTCGGCAGCTACTCGCGCGGCCTGAAGGCGCTGGCCAAGGAACTCGACATTCCGATCATCGCGCTCGCGCAGTTGAACCGCGGGTTAGAGAACCGCGCCGACAAGCGCCCGAGCATGGCTGATCTGCGCGACTCCGGGGAGATCGAGCAAGACGCTGACACGATCATGTTCCTTTACCGGGATGAGGTCTATCACCCGGACAGCCAGGCAAAGGGCATCTGCGAGGTTCTTATCGGCAAACAGCGCCAGGGTGAAACCGGCATGGTTCCGCTCGCCTATCAGGGCGAATACACGCTCTTCCACGATCTGCAGCGCGGGTACACCCCGCCTGAGCCGCGCCAAGCTAGCCGTCGCAGCCTGCGGGGTGACATGTGAGCATCGGAGAGGAAACCTTCGCGCTGCACCTGCGGGCCGCGGGCATTGAGGATGACATGACCGATAACGAGTTTCTGCGGAAGTTCGGTTCGCGCATCAAGCGCAGCCTTTACTGCTGGGAATGGACCGGTGGTCGTACAGGGAATGGATACGGGGCGTGCCGCGTCGACGGCAAAAACATTGGTGCTCACATTGCTTCGTATGTCGCCGCCAATGGCCCTCTGGCACCGGGGATGTGTGTCATGCACGTCTGCGACAACCCGCTTTGCGTGCGTCCGGACCACCTCGAAGCCGGAACGGATGCCGACAACATGAACGACAAGACCCGGAAGGGGCGCGCCGCGTCTGGCGAAAGAAATGGTCGCGCAAAGCTGTCGGAAGCGCAGGTAGCTGAAATCCGCGGGCTGCTGAAGAAGGGCATTGCGAAAAGGGTGATAGCGAGAACGTATGGCGTATCTGACACGCTGATTCGCTACATCTCCGTCGGCAAGAATTGGTCAGAAGGCAAGCCGAAGTCGCCGGGTGAAGAGATGTTATGCGAACTCATGACCTCCAAGGGGATTGATGGCTGGTGCCGCGAATACAAGTTCTGCCCCGACCGCAAATGGCGTTTTGACGTGGCCTTCGTCGAAAAGAAGGTCGCAGTCGAGGTGGAGGGTGGCACGTTCAGCGGCGGCCGACATACGCGCGGCACTGGCTTCGCAGCCGACTGCGAGAAGTACTCCACGGCCGCCGTGATGGGCTGGCGCGTCCTGCGCTTCACCACGGATCAGGTCAAGAGCGGCATGGCGCTGCGCATGCTGCAGCAGGCAATCGGGAGGGCGGCATGAGAGACATCCGGTGCGTGGACTGCGACAAGTTCTCGCTGCAGCACGACCCAGTGGCCGCGCGCATGGGCCATGGCAAATGCTCCGAAGAGAAGTTGCCGCATGTTCGCTACAAGGCGCTGCTCAAGAAGCAGTGCAAGCAGTTCGCGCCGGCGATCGAGCATGTCGCCGATGCGCGGGCCGAGTGGTTGAAAAAGAAAGGGATTGTCTGATGAGCCTAACCCCTTGTGTCGAGTTCTCCGGCTACAAGCAGCGCGGAGGTTATGGAGTGAAGAAGCACGGCAAGAAAGCCGTGTTGGCGCACCGCCTTGCGTTTGTAGAGAAGCACGGATTGGCGTTGTCCGACATAGATGGGCAGTTTGTCCGGCATAAGTGCGACAACCCAGCCTGCGTAAATCCAGACCATCTCGAACTAGGTACGCATCAAGACAACATGCGTGACATGGTCGAGAGGAATAGGCAGGCGCGCGGTGAGCGCAAGGGTCGCGTGAAGCTCACTGAGCAACAGGTTCTTTGGGTGCGGAAAGTCTATGCGCCGTTTAGCCAGGAATTCAGCACGGTCAAGTTAGCAAGAATGCTTGGCGTGTCGCCCGCACATATCTGGCGAATCGTGCGCGGAAAACTCTGGACCCATATTGAGATGACCAAGGAGGCGGCGTGATGGACGCAGAAAAGGGTACGTGGAACGGCTACTGCTGCCTTTGTGGTGGCTTTGGTCACCGGGCGGATAGCTGCCGCTGGAATCGCGTTCGGCTGGCGCGGGTGGCGGCATGAGGAAGCGCAGCGCCTACCGCCCGCGCGCCTGCGGCCTGCCGCTGGTGTTCGGTCTGTCGCAGTCGATGAAGAACGACCTGCAACTGACGCCGCTGGGCACGTTGGAAGGCTTCAAGGAAGGCACCGGCACCGAGCACGGCGCGCACACGCTGGCCGCCGCGGTGAACCTGGCCGCCGTGCTGTCGCGCGACCTGACGGACCACGAGAAGCGCATCGCCGCCGAGGGCCTGGAAGCCGTGCGCGGTGTGTTCAAGCGCGGCAACGCCGCCGGCAAGTGGGGTTGTTCGGGCGATGAATACCGAGCCATCGGCGCAGCGCTCGCGCTGGGCGCGGAACTGGCCGACTCGACCAATCGCCGCACCGTGGCCGCCGCCATCAAGACCGTTTTTCAGGAGGCTGGGCGATGAGCGAAATCACCCTTGTGCGCATGCCATCGGCAGAGATCCCGCAACCTGACCGCGAAGCCGCCCGCCGCGTCCTGTTTGGTGCCGTCGACGGCCTGGGCGAGAAGGGCAAGAAGCAGTGGCGCCGCTTCGTGAACGGCCTGTTCAACCTGGAACCGGGCGAGATGGTCGAGATCGTCACGCACAAGGCGCGCAGCGGGCCGTATCACCGTCGGCACTTCGCCATTGAGCAGGCTGTCTTTGATGCACAGGACCGTTTCTCCGATTTCGACATGTACATGTACTGGGTAAAAGTCGGAGCGGGTTGGGTTACTTGGGCTGCAGGGCCGAAGGGCGGCGTGGTCCCCATCCCGAGGTCGATCAGCTACACGGCTGCCGAACAAGACGAGTTCGCCGACTTCCACGAGAAAGTCATGGACTTTCTGCGTGGTGACCATGCTGCCGCCTACCTCTGGCCCCATCTTGGCGGAGCTCGCGCGACTGAAATGATGGAAACGATCCTGTCGGAGTTTGAGCGGTGACTCGCGCGGAGAAGGACTACCTGGGCCGGGTGGCCGCCATTGGCTGTGTGCTTTGCAAACGCCTTGGATACGGAGAGACGCCCGCCGAGATCCACCACGTGCGGGAGGGGCAGGGCATGGCGCAGCGTGCAGAGAACTGGCTGGCGGTGCCGCTATGCCCGGAGCACCACCGCGGCAAGACGGGCATCCACGGGAACCGCATGGCGCTGAAACAGGTGAAGGCAGACGAAGTCGATCTGCTGGCCTGGACGATTGAAGAACTGAACAGCTGAGGGAGCGGGGAATGGGAATTGAACAGCGCTTGGAGAACTGGGCCCGGGTCGTGCGTGACCCGCGCTCGCAGCCGCAGTGCTGCGCCTCATGGGCAAAGCTGGCCACCGCCCTGCGCGACGCCGAGAAGGGCATCGTGGCCGAGCCGTCCATCCCGCGCGACGTGCCCGATGGCTGGCTGGTCGAGCGCGCCTGGCAGAAGATCAACGACCCCATCGCCAAGCGCCTGCTCCAGTACTACTACGTCCACCAGTTTCCGCCTGAGATCGTCTGCCGAATCCTGGTGCGCAAGTTCGGCGCGTCGCCGCACACGCTCAAACACTGGAAGGTGCGGTTGGCGAAGGCGCATTCGATCGCGGCGCATGTGATTGACGGGGAGGTGGCCCGTGTGACAATGGCCGCCACGGTGCGACGGATGACGGAGGGCGTGACGGTATGAAGGTCGCGGAACTGGAAGGCGCGCTGCTGGATTACTGGGTGGCGCGAGCGCAAGAAATTGATGGGCCATTCGCGCGCGGGAATTACTGCTTTATTCGAAGCGGGGGCGCTGACGTCATCTATTCCCCGTCCGGAGACTGGGCGCGTGGCGGACCGATCATCGAGCACGCGCGCATTCAGATCGTGCCGCAGGACGTGAATCACCTGCGCTGGTCCGCATATGTGGATGAAGGGTTGAAGCTTGGCGCGGTTCCGGTCGAGCAGTACGGCGAAACCCCGCTCGTCGCCGCCATGCGAGCTTATGTAGCTAGCCGGTTTGGGGATAATGTGCCGGATGGAGGGATTTAATTGTGGACTTGATAGTCGGCCGCTTCTATTGGGTGATGCCAGCGTTCGATCCTGACACGGATGCCGAATGGGAATCCGATATGCAGCCTGCTCGGTACGCCGGCAAGGACGCGAGCGGCAACCTGCTGTGGAACTGCCTGGGTATAGACGGCGCGAGCGATTGGCCAATGCGTTGGATCGGCGCAGAAATTCTCGCTCCCTGAGTGGAAAAAGTCCCTTGTAAACTCCGCGCTGATGCACTATACTGCGCGTAGATTACTGAAGCCCTTGCGGCGCATCCGGTTCTGACCGCGACAGCATCCATTCGGAGGGATGCGCGTCCTCAGACGAAGCGCCAAACAGACCCCGCCACTGAGCGGGGTTTTTGCTTTTCCGGCCCATGAACGCTTCCACCGCTCTCCCGTCGCACTGCTACCGCGACCCCATGCTGGTATTGGAGCGGAAGCAAGAAGAGGAAGCTGCCGCCGAAAAGCGCGAGCAGGCCCGCAAGCTCGCTCGCATGTCGCTGGCGCGCATCCACGCCGAATCGCTGTTCACCAAGGACGCCGACTGATGTTCGCCCCGACCATGATGTACCTCTGGTGGGGCGTGTGGCTGATTCAAGCCGCTTCACCCAAACCGCAGGCTGCCCACACGGGCTAAGCGCGCCAACAGGGACGTGACCCGACAGGCGAACGGGCTGGCGGTTTGGGTGAGGGAATGCGCGGGTGCTGACCGCGCTTGAGAGAAGGCAGGCTGCTGGGTTCGAATCCCCGCCACGCATATGCGTGATTGCCCAGTGTGGGGCAGAAACTGGCGTCACCGTGTTTAATCCCACGGATCACACAAAGCCGGAGATCAGTGCCGGCCCCTCAACCCGTTTCATGGTGCTCTCCTCCTGCTGCCCGAAAGGCGGCCTTTGCGCCCGCTTGGCCATCTGGCCGGCGGGCGTTGTCTTTCTGGAGAGCCAAAGGACAAAGCAATGGCGCAAGAAAAGAAGAGCGCGCCAGACTGGGAACGTATCGAAGCGGACTACCGCGCCGGCGTCCTGTCGGTGCGTGAGATTGCTGCCTCGCAGGGGGTGAGCCATACGGCCATCAACAAGCGGGCAAAGGCGGAAGGCTGGTCCCGTGACCTGTCCGCAAAGATCAAGGCGAAAGCCGAAACGCTGGTTTCCAAGCGCGAGGTTTCCACCAAGGTTTCCACAGATGTGGCAACTGAGCGCCTGATCGTTGAGGCCAATGCCGAGGTGATTGCGGGCATCCGCTTGGCGCACCGCAGCGACATAGCCCGCGCGCGCCGCGTGGCGATTGACCTGCTGTCCGAGCTGGAGATTGAAACAGGCAACCTGGACTTGTTCGAGGAACTGGGCGAAATCCTGCGCTCTGAGGACGACAAGGGCCAAGACAAGCGTAACGACGTCTACCGCAAGGTTCTCTCCAGCGCTGGCCGGGTGGACAGCATGAAGAAGCTGGCCGACACGCTCAAGGTGCTGATCGGGCTGGAGCGCGAGGCGTACGGCCTGCAGGATGTTGCGCCACCGCCTGCCGCGCCGCCAGTGCAGAACATCAACGAAACGACGGTCGTGATTCAGAATGCAGTCGCCGACGCCGTCGCCCAGCTCGAATCCCAGTATTGAGGAAATCGAGCGCCTCGTCCTGAAAGCCAAGTGCGAGCGGGACCACCTATTTTTCAGCCGGTACTTTTTCAAGCACCGGCAGGGCATCAAGTTCCGCGTGAACTGGCATCACGTGCTGATCGCGGATACGGTGCAGCGCGTCATTGACGGTGACCTGAAGAACGTCGTCATCAACGTTCCGCCGGGTTCTTCCAAGACCGAGTTGGTCGCGATTAACCTGATCGCCCGGGGCTTGGCGCTGAACCCGCGCGCGCGGTTCCTGCACATCTCGTACTCCGACGACCTGGCGCTGCTCAACAGCGAGACGGCGCGGGAGATTGTCGGCTCGGATGAGTATCAGGCGCTGTGGCCGCTGGCCATTGCCGACGATGCCAAGTCGAAAAAGCGGTGGAACGTCATCGCGGACGGCAAGAAGGCGGGCGGCGTGTACGCGGTGTCGCTGGGCGGCCAGATCACGGGCTTCCGTGCGGGGCACATGGCCGAGGGCTGGCAGGGCGCGATCATCATCGACGACCCGCTCAAGGTCGAGGACGCCTACAGCAAGACGAATCGCGACAAGGCGAACCGGAAACTGGTTTCGACGGTGAAGAGCCGGAAGGCCAACCCGGACACGCCGATCATCGTGATCATGCAGCGGCTGGCCGAGGAAGACCCGACGGGATTCATCAAGGCCGGGAAGGTGCCGGGCGACTGGGAGTTCGTGGAAATCCCGGCGCTCATAACTGAGGAGTATGTCGAGCAGCTGCCGGAGCGCGTGCGCGCGCTGGTGGAGCAGGCAGATACGGACGCCGAGGGCCGGTTCAGCTACTGGCCATACAAGGAACCGCTCGCCGACATGCTGGAGATGGAGCGAGCCGACCGCTACGTTTTCAGCGGCCAGTACATGCAGCGCCCGAGCCCGCTGGGCGGCGGGATCATCAAGAGCGCCAATTTCGGGCGGTACACAGTGCCGCCGGAGTTCCACAAGCGGGTCATCTACGCAGACACGGCGCAGAAGACCGCCGAGCGCAACGATTACAGCGTGTTCCAGTGCTGGGGCCACGGCAAGGATGGTCGCGTCTACCTGCTGGATCTGATCCGGGGGAAGTGGCCGGCGCCCGAGCTGCGCCAGAAGGCTATCGACTTCTGGAACAAGCACCTGCCGTACGACATGCATTTCGGCGCGCCCCTGGTGCGCATGATGATCGAGGACAAGGCCAGCGGCACCGGCCTGATCCAAGACATCCACGCGTCGGGAAGCATCCCTGTCGCGGGCATCGAGCGGCACCGCGACAAGTTGACACGCGTGATGGACGTGGTCAGCTACATCGACGCCGGCCTGGTCTGCATCCCTGCTGATGCGCCTTGGGTCAGCGACTTTACCCACGAGTGCGACGCATTCACCCCTGACGACACACACGCGCACGACGATCAGATCGATCCGATGGTCGACGCGATCAACGACATGCTGGCCGGCGGCCGGACGATGGACATCTGGACGAAGCTCGCACAATGAACCGCAAACAACGCAAAGCCGAGGTCCGAGAGCACCGGGCCAACGTGGCAGCGTCCGCCAGCGCAAAACGCTGGATCGCGGGCGACAGCTTCCAGAACTTCGAGGCGCGCGTCGGCTTGGGCACCAACAACCAGGCCAGCCAGTACAACTACGGCTTTGACTTCATCTCGCGCAACCGCGTGCAGATGGAAGCGATGTACCGCTCCTCGTGGGTGGTCGGTCAAGCCGTCGACGTGGTTGCGGACGACATGACCCGCGCGGGCGTCGACATCGATGCTGAACTTGACCCGGGCGACCGTGACAAGCTGACGTCGGGCTTCGAGCGCATGGCGCTGTGGGATCGGATCAACGACACGATCAAGTGGGCGCGCCTGTACGGCGGCGCGCTGGCCGTGATGCTGATCGATGGGCAAGACCCGAAGACGCCGCTGCGGCCGGATTCGATCGGCCCTGACCAGTTCAAGGGGCTCTTTGTTCTGGACCGCTGGCTGGTGCAGCCGACGCTCAATGACTTGGTCACCGAGATGGGCCCGGATATGGGCATGCCGCGCTACTACGACGTAGTGGCCGACAGCATGGCCCTGCCGCGCCAGCGCATCCACTACAGCCGAGTGCTGCGGATCGACGGGGTGGAACTGCCTTACTGGCAGAAAATCTCGGAAAACCTGTGGGGCCAGTCGGTCATTGAGCGGCTGATTGATCGCTTGGTGGCTTTCGACAGCACGACAGTGGGCGCGGCGCAGTTGGTCTACAAGGCCCATCTGCGCACGCTGAAGGTCGAGAAACTGCGCGAGATCATCGCCATGGGCGGCCCGGCGCTTGAGGCGCTCGGCAAGAACGTCGACATGATCCGGCGCTTTCAGTCGAACGAGGGCATGACCCTCATCGACGCCGCCGACGACATGCAGGTCGATTCCTACCAGTTCTCCGGGCTGGACAACGTCCTGATGCAGTTCGGGCAGCAGCTTTCGGGCGCGCTGCAAATCCCGCTGGTGCGTCTGTTCGGGCAGTCGCCGGCCGGGTTGAACTCGACGGGAGAAAGCGATCTGCGCACCTACTACGACAACATCAAGCAGCAGCAGGAGCGCCGTCTGCGCGCCCCGATGACGCGGCTGTTTGAGGTTCTCCTGCGCTCGGAACTCGGCGCCAAGCCGCCCGAGGGCTTCGCATTCAGCTTCACGTCCCTCTGGCAGCTGTCGGACACCGAGAAGGCAAACAACGCGAAGACGACCACGGACGCCGTTGTGACCGCGCTGGATGCGGGCCTGATCGACACGTCGACGGCCATGAAGGAACTGCGGCATTCGAGCCACAGCACCGGCGTCTTCACCAGCATCACCGACGACCAGATCGAGGAAGCGGAGAACGAGCCGCCACCGGCCGCCGAAACGGAACTGCCCAATGCTGATGACCCGAACGACCGACCGCCGCAAGAAGGCGGTAAGCCGGGTGAAAACGAACGGCGCGGAAAGGCTGTATCGGACGCAGCTCCGGCAGGTCGCAAAGCAGGTGGGCGCGTTGGTCAATGGCTTTCCGCCTGGCGATCCCGCAGTCATTCCGACGATTGAGCAACTGCTGCGACGGTACGCCGAAGCCCTGACACCGTGGGCCGAGGCGACCGCTGCGCGGATGCTCTCTGACGTCGAGCGCCGCGACGCGCAGGCATGGATGGCGCAGGCGCAGGAGATGTCGCGGTCCATCCAGATGGAGCTGCGCACGGCGCCGACTGGCGAAACCATGCGCGCGCTGATGGCCGAGCAGGTCGGGCTGATCAAGTCCATCCCGATCGAGGCAGCCGAGCGCGTGCATCGCTTGACTATCGAGGGCCTGGAAGACGGCGGCCGCGCTCGGGAAATCTCGAAAGCGATTCAGGAATCCGGCGAGGTGGCCAAGAGCCGTGCCGACCTGATCGCACGCACTGAGGTGACGCGCACGGCTACGGCGCTCACGCAGGCGCGCGCCGAGCACATCGGTTCGTCCGGCTACATATGGCGGACTTCCGGTGACGGCGATGTGCGCGAGTCGCACCGCAAGATGAATGGCCAGTTCGTGGCGTGGGACAAGCCGCCCGAGCTGGACGGCATGACCGGGCACGCCGGGCAGTTCCCGAACTGCCGCTGCTACCCCGAACCAGTGATTCCCGAGGATTGAACATGCGCTTCTACACCGTGCAGAAGCTGGGCCCGAAGCGCTCGCTGACGCCCGAAGGCTTCCTGCTCTGCGAGGAGGTGCCCGTCGCGCGCACGGGCGAGATGATCTACGGCCCCGGCGAAGTACCTGTCGAGCCAGGCCCGGATGGCCTGATCCGCATCAGCCGCACGCCGGAGGAGGTCTTTCGCGACGAGACGCTTGCCAGCTGCGTAGGCAAGCCTGTGACGCTCGATCACCCCGACGACTTTGTTGGCCCGACGAACTTTGCAGCGCTCGGCAAGGGCGCAATGCTGAACGTCCGGCGCGGCAGCGGCATCGAGGACGATTTGATGATCGCCGACCTGCTCGTAACCGATGCGGAAGCGATCAAGGCGATTCAGGACGACGGCATCGAAGAAGTCAGCCTCGGCTATGAGGCGGACTACGAACAGGTATCACCCGGGCGCGGGGTACAGCGCAACATCGTTGTCAACCACGTAGCCCTGGTGGAGCGCGGCCGCTGCGGCCCGCGTTGCGCCATTGGCGATAAGGAACCCGAAGAGATGAAGACGAAAGACAGCAAGCCCAAGGGCAAGCGCAGCTTCGCAGACCGCCTGCGCGCTGCCTTCATGGCCAAGGACGCCGAATCGGCCGAGGAACTGGCCAAGGAAGCCGAGGCCATGGACGAAGAGTCCGAAGAAGAGCGCGAAGAGCGCGAGGCCAAGGAAAAGGACGGCAAGACAGGCGATGCCCTGTCGCAGATCCTCAAGACCGTGAAGGCGCTGGACGCGCGCATGGCCAAGATCGAAGCCCGCGACGCCAAGGCCAAAGACCAGGACAAACCGGACGAGGAAGACGAGGACGACAGCGAGGACGAGACGGAGGACGAAATCCTCAACGCCGAAACCGCCGCCAAGCTGAATCAGGCTGATGTTGACCTGTACACCGGCGACGCAGCAGCCAGCATCCCGTCGCGCGCGGAAATCCTCGCCCCCGGCATCAAGCTGCCGACGCTGGACGCCAAGATGAGCACCAAGGACCGTGCAGCCGCGCTGTGCAAGTGCCAGCGCAAGGCGCTCGACCTGGCGTACAAGACCGACGCCGGCCGCGCGCTGATCGGCAACTTCCTCGGCGGCCTGACGGCCGACTTCGAAAAGATGCCTGCAGCTCTTGTGAACGCCGCATTCATGGGCGCCAGCGAGATGATGAAGGCCAAGAACAACGCCGCCGGCGCCAAGCCTGCGGTGACGACCAAGGATTTCGGCAGCGTCACTGCCGTCGCCACGATCAACCAGCGCGCCCGGGAGTTCTGGGCGAACCGCAAGTAACTAGGAGCCCGCAATGGTAGCTTTCCTGTATCGCATGCCTTCGGGCATTCCCGGTGATGTTTCGCGCCCGTCGCAATCCACCATCGAATCCGGCATCCTTGACTCGGGCTTTCCGTTCGCCTCGTACGGCATCCCGGTCAAGCGCGTCAGCGGCAAGATCCGTCCCGTGGCATCGGGTGACGCGGCCGGTGTCATCATCGGCCTGCTCGTGCGCCCGTTCCCGACTGGCGCCAGCCAAGACCCGCTTGGCACGTCGACGCCTCCGACCACGGGTGTCGGCAACGTGATGCGTCGCGGTTACATGACTGTGCAATGCAACGCCGGTACTCCGGCGGATGGCGGTACGGTGTATGTCCGCGTGGCCGCCCCTTCGGGCGCCAAAGTCATCGGCGGCATCGAAGCGGCGTCTGACGGCACCAACACCGTCGTCATGGCGGGTGCGGCGTTCAAGAACGCCGGCGACGCCAGCGGCAACGTCGAGATCGAGTACAACCTGTAACCCCAACCCAACCCACGGAAAGACCCGCTTCGGCGGGTTTTTTTACGCCCATAGGAAACGAAATGAGCAAATTCGAGCAATCGCTTCTGGCGCGTGCGGCTGGCGTTGTGGCCGCACCCGCCATCATCCGCGCACGTACGCGCGATTCCATGCTGACCTTCGATGCACAGACGATCGACAGCACTGGCTCGTTCCTGATCGGTGAGCTGGAACGCCTCGATCAGACGCTGCACATGCCGCTGGCTTCGGTCACGTGGTCGCGCGACATTCAGCTGCGCGAGGACGTGTCCATCGCCGACGAAACGTCGTCGTTCACCAACTCCAGCTTTGCTGCTGCCGGCGGCGCATCGCCCAATGGCAAGAGCTGGATTGGCAAGGACGTCAACGCCATCGCCGGCATCGCGCTGGACATCGGCAAGACGGCTAACCCGCTGACCTTGTGGGGCATGCAAATCGGCTGGACGATCCCCGAACTGGAATCGGCACAGAAGCTGGGCCGTCCGGTGGATCAGCAAAAGTTCGCCGGCATGCAGCTCAAGCACAACATGGACGTCGACGAGCAGGTCTACATCGGCGACTCCGCGCTGGGCGTGACGGGTCTGATCAACAACGGCAGCGTGAGCGTCTCCAATGCCATCACCGGCAACTGGAACAACGGCACGACCACGCCGGCGCAGATCCTGGCCGACGTGAACGCCCATTTGCAGGCTGTGTGGCAGGCGTCTGGCTACGCGCGCTGCCCGGACGAATACCGCCTGGACCCCGTGCGCTTCTCGTACCTGGTCAGCACGCTGATCAGCACGGCCGGCAACATCTCGATCCTGGAGTTCATCAAGAACAACTCGATCTGCAACAGCATCAACGGCAAGCCGCTGAACATCCAGCCGCTGAAGTGGCTGACCGGTGCCGGCGCCGCAGGCAAGAACCGCGCTCTGGCGTACACCAATGACCAGAACCTCGTCCGCTTCCCGATGGTGCCGCTGCAGCGTACTCCTCTGGAATACCGCGGCATCCACCAGCTGACCACGTACTTCGGCCGCCTGGGTGTGGTGGAAGTGGTCTACCCGGAAACCATCGGTTACCTGGACGGGGTCTGATCATGCCCATCATCAAGGTGCACAAGGCCTTCGAATTGTCGATCGCATATGATGGTGAGCTGAGAAAGCTGCCTTTTGCGGTCGGCGAACACGAGGTGCCCCAGGAAGTCGCTGACCACTGGTACACGAAAGCGCACTCTGAGCCGGTGGAAGATGAGCCCGCCAAAGCGAAGAAAGGAAAGGCTGAATGAGTTCCGTTGCCAATTTCCGTCAGGATTTCCCTGAGTTCGGGAGCACGACGACCTACCCCAATTCGTCCGTCTCGTTCTGGATGGGCATCGCGGTTTCGCTCGTGAACCCGGATCGCTGGGGCGTCCTGACGGATCAGGGCATCGAGCTTGTGACAGCTCATCATCTCGTTCTGGCGCAGCGCGACCAGGCAGCCGCCGCTGTCGGTGGTGTGCCCGGGGAGGTCAAGGGGCCGACGGCATCGAAATCGGTCGACAAGGTGTCCGTGTCCTACGACACGGGCGCCGTCGCCCTGACTGATTCCGGGTTCTGGAACCTGACTACGTACGGCGTCCGCTTCATGACCATCGCCCGCACGATGGGCGCGGGAGGCATGCAGCTATGACCGTCAAGATGACCGTCGATAAGCTGGGCGCGGTCATCAAGTCGATTGCGGATCTGGCAGCCAAAGAGGTGCTTGTCGGCGTGCCAGAGGCGCGCGGCGAGCGCAGGGACGACGAACCCATCAACAACGCGGCGATCGGCTACATCATGGAGACCGGTTCGCCCGTGAACAACATCCCGGCGCGGCCGCACCTGGTGCCGGGAATCAAGGACGCGCAGGCGCCTATTGCTGACGCTTTGGGCGGCGGCGTAAGCGCCGCTCTGTCTGGACAGGCGCCTGGTGTCACCAAGGCGCTGAACAAGGCCGGGATCATTGGCCAGAACGCTGTGCGCGCGAAGATTACCGAGGGGCCATTTGTGCCGCTGGCGGAAGCAACGCTGCGCGCGCGGGCGCGTCGAGGCCGCTCCGGCGCCGCGAAAGAACTCGCCAGCCGCGCCGCCGGCAACGCGCCGGACAACAGCAACGCAAAGCCACTCATCGACACCGGCCAGTACCGGCAGGCGATCACCTATGTGGTGAGGGACAAGTAATGCCGTTTCTCGACGTCACCGACGTACTGCTCGACCCGGATTTTCTGGACACGACGCTGAGCGTTACGCGCAATGCGCAGACCGTTGGCAACGACGGGATCGCGGTCGATACGCCCACGACGACCGGGTTCTTCGGTGTCGTGACCAGCCTGAACGGATCGGTGCTGCAGCGTGTCGCTGAAGGCGCGCACATCGAGGACACGATCACCATCCATACGCCGTTCAAGCTCATCGCTGGCCAAGCTGGCTATGACGCCGACGTCGTGAATTGGCAGGGCCTGCAGTGGACGGTGACAAACGTGAACGACTACAGCACGTACGGGCGCGGCTTCGTCGCGGCGACGTGCACCATGAAGCAACTTTCGGGGTAAGCAATGAACGACAGCTCGACCGGCGGATACCTTGCTCCAGCTGTCGCGACGCCCCCGCTTGAGGATGCCGCGCTCGACGCGGTTTTCCAGCAGCTGATCGTCGGAGTGACCGGGCTTCCGGGCCCCATGGTCCGGCCGCGTTGGCAGCCGACCGTGCCGAAGCAGCCTGAGCCGACCGTCAACTGGTGCGCGCTGGGCATTTCGGCGCAACCTCTGGACGCCGGGCCGGCCATCGCGCACAACCCGACAGGTAACGGCTCGGACACCTACATCCGGCACCAAACGATCGATGTGCTGGCCACGTTCTACGGCCCCGGCTCGATGCAGTATGCGCAGTTGCTACTCGACGGTCTGGCAATACCGCAGAACCTTGAGCAGATCAAGACGAACGACATCCAGTCGGTCAGCGAGGGCGACATGCGCGCGGTGCCGGAACTGGTGAACCAGCAGTGGATTCGTCGGTATGACGTGACGCTGGTCTTCCGCCGGAAGATCACGCGTACGTATCCGGTGCTCAACATTCTGTCGGCCGGCGCGACGATCGAGACGCCAGCCGTGACAACGCCGGTCAGCGTTACGCAGTAACCCCTGATTCATCCCTTTCGAGGCCCGCCAAGTGCGGGCCTTTTTCATTGGAGCGGTCCATGCCGAACACCTTGCCGGTCTCGCGGCTCATCAACGTATCGATCAACATGTCGCCCCAGGCCGCGCAGGGTGCGAACCTGAACACGGGCCTGATTCTTGGCGCATCGTCGGTCATCGACACGGGCGAGCGCTTCCGCGCGTACGCGTCGGCGGCTGCCGTGGGCACGGATTTCGGCCTGACGGCGCCCGAGTATTTGGCCGCTGCGCTGTACTTCAACCAGGTGCCGCAGCCGCAGTCGCTGCTGGTCGGGCGCTGGGCAAAGACCGCCACGGCTGCCAAGCTGAAGGGCGGCCTGATCGCTGCCGCTGCGCAGGCCATGGCCAACTGGACTGTCATATCGAATGGCGCGTTCAGCATCACGATCGATGGCGTGGTCAAGTCGGTCACTGCCCTGGATTTCACTGCGCAGACCAACCTGAACGGCGTTGCATCGGTCATCTCGACCGCGCTGGGCGCCGCTGGCAGCTGCGTCTGGAATTCGACCTACAACCGATTCGAGGTGACCAGTGCGACGACTGGCGCGGGCACGGCCGCCAGCGGCTCGATCACGCTGACCGGCAACCCGGCCGCGAACGACACAGTTACCGTCGGCGGTACGGCTATCACATTCGTGAGCGCAGCGCCGACCGGCAATCAGGTGCTGATCGGCACGACCGCCGCACAGACCGCCGCGAACCTGCAGGCTTTCCTGCAGGCCTCGGCCGACGTCAACATCAGCAAGTGCAAGTACTCGACCTCGCTTGGCGTCGTCTCCGTGACGTACGCGTCGGTGGGCACTGCCGGCAACAGCTTCACGCTGGCCAAGTCGTCGACCAACATTACTCTGTCGGGCGCAACGCTGTCGGGCGGCGTGAATGCATCGTCGATCACGTACGCCACTGCGCCCGGCTCCGGCACGGATGTGTCGGCACTGCTGGGCCTGACGACTGGCGTCGCCTCGGCACCGGTGAACGGCGTTGCGGCTGAACAGCCGGTGGATGCAGTCGCCGCCATGGTGACGAACTTCGGCCGGCAGTTCCTTGGCATCTCGTTCGCGGACACCACCGTCACGAACAACCAGCATCTTGCCGTGGCCGCGTACATTGAGGCCGACCAGGCGCACCTGTACGGCATCACCTCGCAGGAAGCCGCCGCGGTGGACGCGACGCAGACCACCGACATCGGCTACCTGCTCAAGCAGCTTGGCTACAAGTACAGCTTCGCGCAGTGGTCGAGCACCAGCCCGTACGCTGTGGCATCGATGTTGGGCCGCCTGTTGACCGTGAACTTCAACGGCAACCGGACGACCATCACGCTGATGTACAAGACGGAGCCGGGTGTTGTTGCAGAGTCGATCAACACGACGCAGGCCAACGCGCTGGACGGCAAGAACTACAACTACTACGTCAACTACGACAACAGCACGGCGATCATCCAGAACGGCGTCACGCCGAGCGGGATTTTCATCGACTCGATCTACAACGCGATCTGGTTCCGCAATCGCGTACAGACCGACCTCTACAACGCGCTGTACACCAGCCAGACGAAGATCCCGCAGACCGATGCCGGGAATCAGGTGCTGGCCGCGACTATCGAATCGTCCTGCGCCGCTGCCGTCAACAACGGCTATCTGGCGGCGGGCGTGTGGCAGCAGGCCGGCTTCGGTGCGCTGAATCAGGGCGACACGCTGTCCAAGGGCTACTACGTGTACACGCCGCCGATCTCGTCGCAGTCGCTGTCGGATCGCCAGGCGCGCAAATCCGTGCCATTCCAGGTCGCAGCCCTTGAGGCTGGTGCGATCCACTCGATCGCGCTGACCGTCAACGTCCAACGATAAGGTGAACCATGCCCGCGTATAGCTTCAAAGACGTTTCGGTCTCGCTCGTCGGGCCGACTGGCACGCTTTCACTCGGCTACGGCAACGCTGTGGCCGAGGAAGGCGTCGATGTGAACGCCGCGAACGACAAGAACACCATGACGGTGGGCGCCGACGGCGAAGGCATGCATAGCCTGCATGCCGACAAGTCCGGCCAGATCACCATTCGGCTGCTCAAGACCAGCCCGCAGAACCAGAAACTGATGGCCATGTACGACGCTCAGGCCATCAGCGCGTCACTGTGGGGCAAGAACATCATCACGATCACGAACTCGGCAGCGGCAGACCTCCATGTCGGCCGCGAGTGCGCGTTCAAGAAGAAGCCCGACATGAAGTACGCCAAGGACGGCGACATCATTTCGTGGGTCTTCGATTCCGTGAAGATCGACTCGGTGCTGGGCACCTACTGATCGGAGCCGTAGATGCAGACGATCGAATTTGAGATCGGCGGACAGCAGTACCGGGCGGCCAAGCTGGATACGTTCAAGCAGTTGCACGTGTCCCGCAAGGTCGGCCCGGTTCTGCCGAAGCTGTTGCCGGTGTTCCTGCAGTTCACCAAGTCGGCCAAGGAAGGCGCGCCGGCGGACGACCTGACGGCCATCGCCGCAGCAGTCGAGCCGCTGACGCAAGCCCTTGCGGACATGGCGGACGCGGACTTCGAGTACGTGCTGAACACGTGCTTGGCCGTGGTGCAGATCAACAAGATGAACAACTGGGCGCCGGTGTACACGCCTGGTGCCGGCCTGATGTTCGAGGAAATCGACCTCGGCACAACCGTGCAACTGGTCGCCAAAGTCATCTGGCACAGCCTGGGCCCTTTCTTGTCCGGGTTCCTCGCGAACGCTCAACCGACGAACCCGACGGCATAGCGTGGGCTTCTCTGGCTGACGGCCTGGACTGGCTCATGCGGCCGGTCGTAAGCGGAATGTGCCGGTACGAAAGCCTCAAAGACGGCACCGTCGACCTCGCTGACATCGCGCTGATGAATGAGGCTCTCGATGTGAAGGCCGAGAACGCCCAAATCGCCCACAGACTCGCAGAGCAGAAGAATGGCCAGTAACGTCGATACGATCCGCGAGTTTCTGGTCGGCCTTGGCTTCAAGGTCGACGAGGCGGGGCAGAAGCGCTTTGTCGACGGTGTTGAAAACGCGACCGTGAAGGTTGTGAAGCTCGGCGCCGCTGTGGCGACGACCGCGGCGGCTGTAGTGGCCGGCGTCGCGAAGATCGCGGACCAGATGGAGGGTCTGTACTTCGCCTCGCTGCGGACGAAGGCAACCGTCGAGAACATTCAGGCACTGGGCTTTGCTGCCGGCCAGATGGGCTCGTCGGCCGAGGCCGCACGCGGCTCGCTCGAGAGCCTGGCGCGCTTCATGCGGAACAGCCCGGGCGCAGAGGGCCTGCTGCACAGCATCGGCGTGCAAACGCGCGACGCCAACGGCGCGCTGCGCGACACCACCGAGATCATGGGCGATCTCGGCGCGCGCTTTGCGCAGATGCCGTACTACCTGTCGAATGCCTACGCGCAAGCGCTGGGCATCGACGAGAAGACGCTGATGGCCATGCGCGAGGGCATGGAGCAGTTCAGCAACGAGTACAAGGAAATGCTGGCCAAGGCCGGCATGGACTCGCAGGAAGCGGCGAAATCGTCGCACGAGTTCATGAACGAGGTGCGCTCGCTTGGCGCCGCGTTCGTAATCCTCGGCCAGAAGGTGGCGGCCACGCTGACCGGCAAGCTGGCGGGTGATCTGCGCCGCTTCCGCGATGGTGTGATCCACAACTTCGGCCGCGTTGCGGGAATCGTTGAGAAGGTCGCGCGCGGCGTCCTGTTGGTGGCGGATGTTGTGAGCACGCTAGCGCTACGTGGGATGCAGGCCATCGGCGCCGTGGTCGACTGGTTCAACGGTCTGGACGGCACCGTCAAGACCATCATCGAGACGGTCGCTGCGCTTGGAATCGCGTGGAAGCTGCTCTCGGCGGGCTTCCTGGCCACTCCGATCGGCCGCATCGTCGCGCTCGGCACCGCAATCCTGGCACTGTACGACGACTACAAGGTCTGGAAGGAAGGCGGCAAGACCCTGATCGACTGGTCTCAGTGGGAGCCGGGCATCAAAGCGGCCGGCGCCGGCATCCGCTGGCTGAAGGATCTGCTGTCGGACATGATGTACCGGGCCATCGCCGCCGTCGACGCCATCAATGCCATCTGGCACCGCGATTGGAATCGCCTCAAGTTCGCGGTCGGGGAGTTTCTGGCCGGGCAGGGCAAGCCATATGGGCAGCCCGAAGCGCCCTCGGCGGCCGAAGCGGGGACGCCGCAAGGCGCTCCTGCGGCACCGGCGGCGCCCGCGGCAGGGGCACCTCAGGCGCCTGCTGCGTCGGGGGCCGGCGCACGTCAGCCGCGCGGCATCCGCAATAACAACCCGGGCAACCTGAACTACGTTGGGCAGCCTGGCGCAACGCGCGAGAGCGGCCCGAATGGACGGTTTGCGGTTTTCCAGACCGCCGAGGAAGGACTGGTGGCGCTTGCGCGGCAGCTGCGCCTGTACGCCCAGCGCGGAATCAACAGCGTGCGCGCGATCATCTCGAAGTTCGCACCGCCGACTGAAAACGACACGCAGGCATACATCGAGAGCGTATCGAAGCGGTTGGGCGTCGATGCAAACGCGTCGCTGAACGTGAACGATCCGCGCGTCATGCAGGGCCTGATGGACGCGATCATCAAGGTGGAGAACGGGCGCAACCCGTACAGCACCGAGCAACTCGCGTCGGCATCAGCCGTGCGTGCGGCCGGTGCCCAGGCTGCGGCTCAGGCGCCGGTGACGCTGACTCAGGAGACAACCATCCACGTCACCGGCGGCGGAGATCCGCAGTCCACGGCACAGGCAGTGGCGCAGGCGCAGAACGGGGTGAACCAGCGTCTGGTGCGCAATATGAGGACGGCAGTGCAATGACCAGTCTCGTCACAAGCGGGATCGCGCTGGCGGCGGTCGCCGGCGCGGACCTGATCAGCGCCATCTTCATGCCGAAGCGCTCGATCAACTCGTCGCTGGGCACCTTCAGTGCGTACATCACGCTGGAGGAGCATCACCATGACGAGTTGGTCATCACGGATCACCCGGTGGAGCAGGGAGCGCAGATCTCCGACCACGCTTACAAGAAGCCGTCGGAACTGACGATCACGATCGGGTGGACGAATAGCGGTATCGCGTCGATCACGTCGCTGCAGTTCGGCAACTATTCGTCGTACGCGTATGAGCGGCTGTTGAAGCTGCAGAAGAACCGCGAGCTGTTCAGCATCTCCACTGGGAAGCGCAAGTACCAGAACATGCTTATCCAGTCGCTTGATGTGACGACGGACGCGAAGACCGAAAACGCCTGCGTCGCGACGCTGCACTGCCGTGAAGTGATCATCGTTCAGACGACCACGACGCAACTGGTGCCGGCCGAGAACCAAGCTATGCCGCAGAAGACCGGTCAGGCGGCGAACACCGGGACGAAGCAGCCGCAGGCGACGAACACCAGCCTGCTGTATAGGGGCGCTTCAGCATTGGGGTTGAACTGATGGCCAGTGTTTTCGAGATTCCGCTGACGGCCCAGCCGCAGACGTTCAACATCACGCTGGTGGGCGTCGAATACCAGTTCTCGTTGTTTTGGCGCGACGCCGGCAGCAGCTGGTTCCTGGACATCGCCGACGTGAGCGGTAATCCATTGCTGTCCGGCATCCCGCTCGTTACAGGTGTGAATCTGCTTGCGCAATACGCCTACAAGGCGTTCGGTTTCGAACTGTGGGTGCAGACGGATGGTGCTGATGCGCCGCCGACATTCGCCAACCTTGGGACGGATTCCCATCTCTACTGTGTGATTCCCTCATGACGCAACAGTGGATTCGTCGAGTCAGCCTGATCGTGGGCGACGCGACCGGGAAAGGACTTGATCTGTCCGAGCTGCACGTCACGTTTCGGATCTTCAGTGCCACCACGCAAAGCCCGAAGCACACGACCATTCGCGTCTACAACGTGGCCGACGCAACGGCGAAGAGTATCCAGAAAGAGTTCAAACAAGTTTTCCTGCAGGCCGGCTACGGTGACAACTTCGGGCTGATCTTCTCGGGCTCGATTAAGCAGGTCCGCAAGGGACGGGAAAACGCGACCGACACATTCATCGATCTGATCGCAGCGGATGGGGACGAGGCCTACAACTGGTCGGTGGCGAACACCACCTTGGCCGCCGGTTGGTCTCAGTCGGACTATTACCGCACGCTATTGCAGTCGATGGCGCAGTACGGAATCGCCGCGGGTTTTACGCCCGCTTTCGCGCCGACAAAGATGCCGCGCGGGAAGGTCTGCTACGGCATGACCCGGGACTATATACGGCAGTTGGCCGGCGCCAGCGGCACGCATTGGTCAGTGCAGAACGGCCAACTGCAGATGGTGCCGATTAACGGGTTCGTGCCCGGCGAGGCGATCGTGCTGACGTCCGCCACCGGCATGATCGGGAATCCGATTCAGACCGTGGACGGCATCATCGTCAAGTCGCTGCTGAACCCGAACATCAAGGCTGGCACACGGGTGCAGATCAACAACTCGAGCATCCAGCAGGCGGCGCTGAGCACCGACTACACGGCGACGAACTACTTCCCGAGTCTGGACGACGACGGTTTCTACAAGGTCTACGCAATGAGCCAATCGGGCGACACGCGTGGCCAGGACTTCTACACCGAGATGATCTGCGCGGGCGTGAACGGAACGGCCCCGCTGACTTCGACCTACACAAATGCGGTGACAAGTGGATAGCCGAGAACGCTGGGACGACCCTGAGGAAGCGCTGCGTGTGGCGCTCGATGGACTGCGCTCGGGCCTGTGGACCTCCATGCCGGGGATCATCCAGTCATTCAACGCTGGCGCGGTCACCGCAACGGTTCAACTGGCAATCAAGGGCATCGTGCACGCGCCGGATGGCTCGGCCCAGTTCGTGAACATGCCGCTGCTTGTGGATGTGCCGGTGCACTTCCCGCGCGGAGGCGGCTGCACGCTCACTTTTCCGGTCGCGAAGGGCGATGAATGCCTGGTCGTGTTCGCCGCACGCTGCATCGATGGCTGGTGGCAGTCCGGCGGCGTTCAAGCACCGATCGACCCGCGCATCCATGATCTGAGCGACGGTTTTGCGTTTGTTGGCTTCTTCTCGCAGGCCACGAAGATCGGGGGCATCAGCACGAGCACGGCTCAGCTGCGCAGCAACGACGGATCGACGTATGTTGAGGTCGATCCGGCCGGCAAGGTCGTCAACTGCGTGGCTCCCAACGGGATGACGCTCACGACGCCCAGCGTGACTGTTACAGGCACCATCGCCGTCAAAAACGCCGGTGGCGCATCCACTGCTTGTGCGATCAATGGCAAGACCCAGTTCACGGGGCAAGTTTTTGCCAACGGCCACCGCATTGACGAGACTCATACCCACAACGGCGTGCAGCCTGGTAGTGGCAACACTGGCGCGGTCAACTAAGGATTTCCATGCGGTACCGAAAGCTTGATGCCAATGGCGATTATGTCTGGGGGCACCAGCAGGGCGACTTCTACCGCGACCAGGCAGAGGCAGTCGCGCAGGCTGTGCAGACGCGCCTGCGTCTGACGCTCGGAGAGTGGTTCCTTGATGTCACCGACGGCACGCCTTGGAATACGCAGGTGCTGGGCAAGTACACGAAAGACCAGTACGACGCGGCCATCAGGGATCGAATTCTCGGCACGCCGGGCGTGACTGAGATCGTCAGCTACTCAAGCGTCGTAGACACGCAGGCGCGGAAACTGACGATCACCGTGACGATCAACACGCAGTACGGACAAACCACCTTTTCGACCTCGCTATGACCATCACTTCTGTCGCGCCGGTTATCGACGCGTCGGGCATCCGTGCGCCCGCGTTTTCGGATGTGCTGCAGTACGTCATTGCGAAGTACCAGGGCATCTATGGATCGGACGTCTACCTCGGAAGCGATTCGCAGGACTACCAGTTTCTAGTGGCGGGCATAGCGACGCCGATCAACGACCTGAATGCATCGATTCTAGCGGCCTACAGCAATTTCTCGCCCTCCACGGCCCAGAACGCGGGCCTGTCGAGCGTGGTCAAGATCAACGGTCTGAAGCGCAACACGCCGACTAATTCGACAGTCGATCAGGTCATCGTCGGCGTCGCTGGCACTGTCATCACCAACGGTGTTACCCAAGACTCCAACAGCAACAAGTGGAGCCTGCCGGCAAGTGTGACCATTCCGCCGAGTGGCACGATTACGGTGACCGCGACGTGCCAGACCGCCGGCGCCATCCAGGCCGGCATAGGCACGGTGAATCAGATCGCGACGCCGACCCTCGGTTGGCAGTCAGTGACGAATTTAACGGCGGCCGCTGCTGGCGCACCCGTCGAGACAGATTCGCAGCTCAAGGCCCGACAGGCGGTATCGACTGCGTTGCCGTCGCTCACTGTTCTGGAGGGGACGGTTGGCGCCGTATGGGCGGTTCCCGGCGTCACTCGCGTGACTCCCTACGAGAACGACACCAGTTCAACGGACGCCAACGGCGTGCCGGGCAACAAGATCTATTTGGTGGTGGAAGGGGGCGACGCCACCGCCATCGCGCAGGCCATCGCGGCAAAGAAGACGCCGGGCACCGGCACGTATGGCACCACTACCGTCTCGGTGACTGACGCCTACGGCATCGCGCATCCGATCAGCTTCTATCGCCCCACGTACGACGCCATCACGTGCGCAATCACGCTCAAGGCGCTAGCCGGCTATACGACGTCCATCGGAACAGCCATCCAGAACGCGGTCGCAGCGTATGTGAACGCTGTAGCGATCGGCGGCGCGCCAGGGGGGACAGTGGAATGGGATTCGGCGCTGTCGGCGGCCAAGGGAGTGGCAGGAAGCAATACGTTCCGTATCACGTCCTTTACCCTCAGCGGACCGGGTGGCGCTGGAACGCCTGACGTTCCTCTGGCCTTCAATCACGCCGGCCAGATACTGACACCCTCGTCCGCCGTAACGATCACAGTGACCTGATATGGCACAGGCTTCTGACTACACAGCCCTCATCACCACCGAGCACGCTGGCAAGCCAAAGTTCATGACGATGATGTCCATCGTCGCGCAGTGCTTTGCGGATCAGATCAACTTGGCGCAGTCGATCCCTGCGGCGTTCGATCTGGACCAGGCGATCGGTGTGCAGCTGGACGCGGTGGGGCTGTGGGCTGGCATCAAGCGCCAGGTGAAGAGACCTCTGAGCGTCTATTTCTCCCTCGATACGGCTGGCCTAGGTTTTGATCAAGGCAACTGGCAGGGTCCGTTCAACCCAAGCACGGGACTCACGTCTCTGGATGACGCGACGTTCCGTACGCTGATCCGCGCCAAGATCGCTGCGAACAGCTGGGACGGGACGATTCCAGGGGCGGCCGCTGCATACGCCAACCTGTTCAATGGTTCTGGAAGCTACATCTTCATCCAGGACAACCAGGACATGACGATGACGGTGGGCGTCTCTGGCGCTATCCCAAGCGCGCTGCTGCGCGCGCTGTTCTCGGGTGGCTATCTGCCACTCAAGCCAGAAGGCGTGCATGCCAACTACTTTGTTCCGTCCGGCAATAACACGCCGCTGTTCGGGTTCGATGTGCAGAACCAGTACATCGGGGGATTCGACTCAGGGTCTTGGGCCGTATCGGCATAACCTGCCACCACATCGCAACAAGCCGCCTTCGGGCGGCTTTTTCATTTTCTGGAGCCCGAATTGGCCCTGCAAAACGACTTCCTTCCGTTCGCCACTGGCGGTTCGGCAAACGTTCTGACGCAAGCGCAATACGCTGCACTGATCTCCTCGGTGATCGCAAATGGCTTTAGTTCTGGCGTCGCCCAGTCAGCTCAGCTGAACAAGGTGTGGCGTCAGTCGAGCATCATGGCGGCCGTCCTTGCTCAGTTGATCAACAGCAACGCGGGACAGCCCGCAGTGGACGACGGCACGACGGCCACGCTGCTTGCAAACCTGACGACTGCCATCTCGGTGATTGCGCGACAGAATCCGGTCCTCACTGACACGGGCACGGCAAATGCCTACGTCGTGTCGAACGCCGCGCCGTTGACTGCATACCCGACGGTGTCTGGCCTGACGATCGACGTATCGATCGCAAACACCAACACAGGCGCCTCGACGCTCAATGTTGACGGCTTGGGGACGAAGCCAATTCTAGGGTTGGGCCTGCAGCCCTTGCAGGGCAACGAGCTTCCGCAAAAGGGCGTGGCATGCCTGATGTATGTCGTGGCTAGCAACGTCAACGGCGGAAACGGCGCGTGGATCGTCATGGAGTGCACTGGTGGGGCGCAGCAGGTCGGCCCCGCTACTCAGAGCCAGCATGCGGTGCAGCTTGGTCAGCTTGGTCAGGTTGGCCATGGCCAATGCCGTCTCTCCTACGTCAGCGGCACGCAGCTCAAGCTGTCGCCTTACAACGGCAACAACCTGATCATCAACGGTGTTCCGCAGCAGATCCCATCTGCGGGCGTGACGCTGGCCAATACTGGCCTCGCAGCATCGACGAAGTATTACGTCTACGCCTACATGAATGCGGGCACCATGACGTTGGAGGCGGTGACCACTGCGCATGCCACAGGTACCAACGGTGTTGAGCAGAAGTCTGGCGATGCCACTCGAACCCTGGTGGGGATGATTTTGACCGACGGTTCGACACCCGGTCAGTTCGTCGACACTCCGGCCAATCGGCAAATTGCGAACTGGTTCAATCGCCGCATCATCCCCGGAGTTGCCACGCTCACCATCGACACGAACTTTACTGGAGGATCGTTTGCGAAGGTGACCACATCACTGGATGTGACGTTCCCGTATTGGGGTGACAACGATGGGGGAATTGCCTCGCTTTCTGGATCAGTTGCAAACAACACGAGCGGAGGTCAGTCCCTACTTGCGGTTTTTGTCGATGGCTCGCCTTTTGGTAACACTGCGAGTGCTTCTGTGTCCGGAAGCACTATTCAGAACGCGAGCGTGACAAGTCTCTCTTTGCTCAACAATGCGGCGCTGACCGAGGGTTTCCATGTGGCCTCGGCTTATGGGGCGTCGTCTACAAGTTCCACGTCAACGCTTCGCGCGTCTACCGTCGTGACAGTAAATTCCCGGGCGTAAGCCATTCACAACCTATCCCGTTTCTGGGGTTGATATGTCAAACCTGAAGCCAATCGGACCGTCATTCGCAGTTGAACTTGCAAAATATGGCGGACTTATCGGGCGGCACTTCTCATGGAATGCGGAGGGTGTCATCGAGTTCTTTGATGACACCCCAGAAGCCGTTCGAAAAGGCGTCTTGGACGTATATGACGCACACGATCCAACCGTCAAAATTACAGAGCCCGGGTAGGCTGCCAATCAAGCAAGGGGCTGCAGAAACGGACCAATGACGGGAGCCGCGCAATGGTCGACTGACCACTCCCGTCCATCCGGTGTCGCGTGGGTTCCGTCGTACAGCAGCGTCTGCCAGTCTGGGCGCGCGCGCCAGCAAGCATCCCGGTCGATCAACATGGCTCCCACCTCCTTCGCGACGTCGCGCATGGCTTGTGCGTAGGGGGGCAGAACGTCCATGCGCCACGGTGTGATAGACGGCAGCGGCGTCATGAAAATGACTTTCGCGTGCTTCGCGTTCCTGGCAAAGAAGCGCAAGTTGTCTTTGAACTGATCGACGGTGCTGCCGGCTGCGTAGGTCGAATCGTTGGCACCATGACCGATCACGATGTAATCGGCGTTGTCGTCAACCGAGTTCGGCCAAGGGAGATTTGAGCCGTCCGTTCCCGCGCGCAGTTGCGCGCTGGTGGTGCCGCTCACGGCGTTGTTGACGACGTGTCCGGGCCATTGGGACTGCCAATAGGCTGCCTCTTGGTCGACTGTGCTATCGCCGAAAAGCTGAATTCGCACGGGCTTCGCTACAGCGGGTTCCGGAGCGGGCGCAGTCTGCGCTGCCCTCGTGTCGGATTCGCCGCCTCCCCCGCAAGCTGCGAGAAATAGGCTGGCTGCGCTTATTCCGATGAGGAAGAGGTGGCGTCGTTGATGTCGATGGTCGCACCCGCGCGACGCATCCGGTCCAGTACGCGGTCGATGGATGCCTGATCGAGTTCGAGTTTGGCCATGGCGAAAAACAGGTTCTGCGCACTTACGTGACGGATGTCCTGCCCCCCAGTGTACGAGCGCCAGTGACGCCCGCTGGACAAGCCAAATAGCTCGGCCATGTCGGCACTCGACAGACCGAGTTCGTCCTTGAGGCGCTGCAGATCTTCCGGAGATGGAGGGGTGTACTTCATGACGAAGCAAAGCCGCGCCGATGGCGCGAAAAAGGGATTTCATGGCGGTTTTCCTCTCGGATGTCATGGCCGCGCATGTGCGCTTCCATTACCGCCAGATTAGGAACAATGTTCCTATGTGTCAAGTGCCAAATACTGGTGGCGTCCGTCTTTTTTTGATGGCCTGCATCGGAAGGCTCTCGACGAACTTTGCACTCCACCTCGCTGCAAGAACGACGGCCGCGATGCTGCCGGCTGCAATGAGCATGGCTCGCCAGATCGACGGGCCGATGAATGCCTGAGTCACGCCAAAGAAGAAAAGCAGCAACGGTGTGTGGATCACGTAAAGCGTGTATGAGTAGGAGGCGGCCGACTTGAAGGTCGCAGGGAGAGTTACAGCACCAGCGAGCACCATGGCAAGCAGACAGCCAAACGCGAGACCGATCAGAAGATTGAAGGCAACAAGGGCATGCCATGCGCTTCGGGCGTCCGGCTCAACGATGGAGCGATGCCCCGCATAGGCCGCGCATGCCACTGAAATCGCCGCGCACCAGATGAGTAGGCTTTTTGGGAGTGACGTCCCTCGATCGTGAAGCACCGAAAGGCCATAACCAAGACACCAGACGGGAGCGTAATAGAAAAATTGATCGTTGTTCCACGCTAGCCAGCACAGTCCAGCTACGACGGGGACGCTGGCCAGTTTCCACCAAGCTCGCGGAATCGCAACGACGCCCGCGACAACGTAGTAGCCGACCTCGATCGACAGACTCCACAGCGGCCCATTCGACCGAGGCGTATCCGTAAGGTAGCCGTTCAAACAAAACAATGCGCCGAGAAGCTCGTTGCGGTCAATCTCGATCCCGACACGGCCGGGTGCTTGCCCGTCGAGTTGAAGAAACGAAGCGGTCCCGCTGGGAAAGAAGAATGGCGCTATCCATGCCAGCGCCACGAGGCCACCAATGGATAGAGCCAGCGGCGGCCAGATACGAACCAGCCGGTCGACGCCGTAGTCCAGCGCAGAGAACTTCCCGTTGTTGCGCGCCTCATTTGCGGAGATCGATTTGCCGATCAGGAATCCGCTCAAGACAAAGAACACCATCACAGCGGACTGAGCGAGAAGGCCGAGCGCTGGCGCCCATTTGCTGAAAACGGGCGCAACGATGAATTGGTTTGTGTGGGCGACTGCAACGACGAGCGCCGAAAACCCGCGTGCTGAGTCCAGTTGAGCGGATTCGCTCGTGGACAGGCGCCTGAAGTGGCTCATGGAAGTGCTGCGCGAAGGTAGGTCAAATATTGCGCCAGATGGTACTACACGCATTAATCCACGCCCGCCGCGAGCGGGCATTTTCATTTCTGGGGGTCTGAATGTCCGAACCGATTAGCGGCAGCGCAGCAGCAGGGGCAGCGGGTGCCGCGGCTTTCAAAGCCTTGGGCGGCCCGGCCGCCGTGGCAGGAGGTGCGAGCGTGCTTGCGACGATTGTGGTGATGGTGATGACGCTGCCGCGCACGCGGGGCGAGTGGGCTGTTGCCTTGATCTCGACGGTGGTGGCCAGCCTGTGCGGCGGCGCGGCGGTGATTCAGTACCTCGGCCTGGCGGCTTGGATGAACACCACCAACGGGACCATGGCGCTGGGCGGCATCTACTTCGTGTGCGGGCTGCCGGGCTGGTCGCTGGTGCGGTGGGCGTTCAACTTTCTGAACAAGCGCAAGGATAAGGATCTGCCGGAGATCGTTGCCGAGCTGGCGGACGATGCGCGCAAGATCGCGACGGGCGGCACAAATGGCTGAGCCTCTTGTCACCGCGGCGCAGTTGCACGCGATCATGCCGCTGGCCGGCGCGCGGGCGGACGTGTTCGCGCCGATCCTGTCTGACGTGATGCTGTTCCGGCAGATCAACACGCCGACGCGCGCCGCCGCGTTCCTGGCGCAGGTCGGGCACGAGTCTGGCCAGTTACGCTATCTGCGCGAAATCTGGGGCCCGACACCGGCCCAATCCAGATACGAGGGCAGGGCAGACCTCGGCAATACGCAGCCCGGTGACGGCAAGCGCTTCATGGGCCGGGGGCTCATCCAAATCACGGGCCGCGCCAACTACGCCGTCTGCGGTGCTGCGCTGGGCGTCGACCTGCTAGCGCAGCCCGAGTTGCTGGAAAAGCCTCAGTACGCCGCAGGCTCTGCCGCGTGGTTCTGGCTGCAGCACAACCTGAACCGGTTTGCTGACCGTGGCGATTTCGTGGGCCTCACCAAGGCCATCAACGGCGGCACGAACGGCATTGCGGATCGCAGAGCGCTCTGGGAGCGCGCGAAAGCCGCGCTGCAAGCTTGATGGCAGGACGTCCATAACCGTCCAAATGAGTCCATAACAGCCCCGCCCAGCGCGGGGCTTTTGCATTTCTGGAGGGCCACATGGCCGTCACCGACATTCATGAGCAAGCCCATACGTTCCACGAGGTGGTGGAATTCCCTGGCCACGAAGAACGCACTGAATCGGCTGAATTTCGCAAGAACAAGCGGGTTCTCGTGAAGCAGCTTGACCTTCCGTGCTGGATTTGTGGATCGCGCGATGCGCGCGAAGTCCACCATTTGCATGAGTGGAGCTTGTGGCCGGCGCTTGATCCCGACAAGGTGCTCGACACCCTGCATGTTTTCGATCCGTATGGCTTCACCCACAAGATGGGCGAACAGGCTATCGAGTCGCCAGACGATATTCGCAATCTCTTGGTGCTTTGCGGCCACCACGAGATCGATGGGGTCCCGGTGCCTGGTGGTCACCACCGCGGGGTAAATCTCGGCGTGCATGACCTGACCATGCCAACTTGGCTGGCACTCAAATCTGCCCGCAAAGGCGTGGATGTGACGAAGGCCATCGGCCACGCGCAAAGCGAAGACAAGAAGCTGCGCGGGACAAAACAGAGGGGCTAAATTGAATGTTTGCACTGATTGAGAAGGTAGCCGACTGGCTGTTTGGCGACGTAAAGCGCATCCTGATCGTGGCCGTGCTGCTGGTGATCGGCATGGCCGCAGGCGTCGGCATGGTCTACAAGCACGAGCGCGACACGGCGCGCGCGCAGCTGGCCCAGGCAAAGGCTGATTTGGAGAAGGCGCAGGCCGACAACCAGGCGCTGGGCGCGTCGCTGACGCGGCAGAGCCAAGCCGTCACCGACATGCAGAAGGCAGCCGTCGCGCGTGAGGCGGCGGCCGCGGCAGCCGACAAGGCCGCGCAAGCAGTGCAGTCGAAATACAGCATCGCCGCCGGCCGCATCCTGGCGCAGCAGCCGGGCGTCGAGGCGTGTGCCTCGTTGCACGCGCTGCGCGTTACCTACACCGGGAGTCAGCCATGATCCGCGCCGCCGTGCTGTGCATCATGCTGGGCATGGCCTGCCTGCTGCTGAGCGGCTGCGCCAGCGCGCCGCAGGTGATCGAGAAGCCGGTCGAAGTCAAGGTGCCTGTGCCGGTTCCGTGCAACGCGCCGGAGATCGCTGTGCCGGCGTGGCCTCTCGCGTCTGTGCCGGCGTCGGCGAGCGACTTCGATTTCTTCAAAGCGGCGCTGGCCGAGATCGAGCTGCGGAAGGGGTACGAGGCTCGATTGCTGGCCGCCCTCGGCGCTTGCCAGTAGATCATAGGCGCGCGGCGATGTCCTCGGCTGCCTCGCGGTAGTACACCTCCTGCAGTATCCGAAGGTCGGTGTGCCCGCTGATCTTGGCCAACGTCATCACGTCCACCTTGCGCGAGAGGCGCGTGAGCGCTTCGGCGCGGGTGTCGTGAAAGTGCAGGTCTTCGATCATCAGTTGATCGCGGGCCTTGCGGAACAGGGTATCAAGCGATTTCGATGAGATCGTGAAGCATTGCTGGCGGTCCGCCACAGGCCGCAACAGGCGTAGAGCGTGCCGAGATAGTGGAATCTCGCGCGGGCGCTGTGTCAGATACTGCATCTTGTGCTTGACCGTAGCGACTCGCCGTTTCATGTCCAGCGTGTCGCGCCCCAAGCTCAAAATTTCTCCCGCGCGCATTGCTGTGCGAAGTCCCAGCAGGAACGCCAGCGCAACCTCTTGGCTCTTTGTCTTGGGCGCGTGTCCCGTTCTGTAGTGAAGCCTGCGGCAGATCATTTTGATCTCACGAGGCGTAACGCGGCGCGATCGCGGTGCGCTCTCAACAGGCATCGTGAGACCGGTAAATGGGTTGTGCTCTATCCAGTGCCACTCGTCCCGCGCAGTCAAGAATGCATTGCGTAGCCAGTTGATGTCGCGAAGCACCGAGGAGGGGGCGTTGGGGCGGATTTTCCTGCCATCCGGCAGGTGACCCGACAGCCTGGCGTCGCGCCATGCGGCGATGTCTGGCGTCTTCACGTTGGCCAGCGTCTTTGCTGCGAGGGCGGGGAAGTCCCGTAAGAACGCTTGAATGCGTAGTTGCTCGGCTCGAGCGCCTTGCTTCTTGGTCGACACGTCAGCAGAGTATCGGTTAAGCATCTCAGCCACGGTGCGGGTATGGGATTCCCCCTTGGTGAGCCGGTCTCGCAGTTCCTGTTCACGCGTTGACGCCCATGCCTGGGCCTCGCGTTTCGTTCGAAAGGTCTTGGAGTCTCGCTCGCCGGCCACATAGATCTGTGCCCGCCAGCCGTTTGCACTCTGGGAGAAGGAAGCCAT